CGTTTCAACTGATTACCCTGGAGGTCTATCGCCGTCAGTTGTTGTCCCTGGGCGAGATACCCGCCGATGCGCTGACAACTGAATTGCTCCTGGGCGAGTTGACCGAAAGCGACTTGGCCATCATCGCCGACGCCGATGCCGAGTTGGAAAAAAAGCTCGCGCCGCCGAGCGCGGCAACACCGACTGGCGACGAATCGAACACGCCTTCGTTCGGCACGGCTACCGACTAGAAGAGCTGCGCCAGATGACCAGGGCCGAGATCGACGCACGTATTGATCTGATCATCGGCAAGGTCAAAGGCACCCGCTACGTCAGCCAGCGCCAGCGCAAGGCGTTGCCAAAACCCAAAAGATAGGCTCGATACCGGGCCTTTCCTATTCCAGTAAGACCCTTTCCGGGAGTTTCCCATGTCCGATCTGCGCGTCGCGCTCCGTTTCCAGGCCCATGCGGGCAACAGTCGGCGTGAGATCGAGCAGATCAACCGCGACTTACGCAAAGCCGGTAAAGAGGGAGCGAAATCCCTGGCCGATGAAAGCTGGAAGGTATCCTCGGCCATCACCAAAGTGGGTCAGGTCGGGGCCAACAGTTATAAAACCATCCGTAGTGCCATGCGTGAAACCGCGAAGGCAGGTTCCGGCACGCGCATCGAGGTCAGCAAGACTTCCGCCGAACTCAAGGAGATGTCCACCGCCGCCCGCAAGGCTGCGCGTGATGCCAAAACCGAACTGATGAACACCGACCGCCAGGGTGTTCAACCACTGCGCCAGAGTGTTGATCGGACAGAAACGTCCTTCCGGCGCATGGCTCAGAACAGCGGGCGCAGCCTTCGCACGTTGAAAACCATCGCGATGGGGGTGCGCCAGGAGTTCGACCGTATCAAGGGGCTGGGCGGCAGTATGCAAGGGCAACTGGCCGGGTTGGGGGTTGGCATCGGCGTGGTATCAGGTGTTACCGGTAGTGCAAGACTGGACCGCCAGTTGATCCGAACTCAGCAAACGGCAGGTATGAGCGGCGAGCAGCGGGAGGAATGGCGCGACGATCAATGGCGCCTTGCCAAGACCTACGGCATTGAACGAGAACAGGTACAAACAGGCTTTGACACTTTAGTTGCAAGCGGTCTCTCCTACGACAAAGCAAAGCTCAGTACCGAGGCTATTGCTCAGTCGACGGCGGTTACTGGTGCCGATTCCGGGATACTGGCAAAGGCGTTGGTAACGGGCGCAAGTGCGTTTGATATCGACTTGGCACAGCCAGAAGCTGCCCTCGACTTGCTACAAAAAATGATTGTCGCTGGGCGACTGGGTAACGCCGAACTTGAAAACCTTTCGAGCATCTTTCCTAAAGTCGGTGCGGACTCTAAGAAAGCCGGTATGAGTTTGGCTCAGTCGCTTTCATTTGTTGAAACGCTGTCGCTGATTGAGTTGGAGCCGGAACGCTTGGGCACACTCGCGCAGTCAACTTTGCGGGCGTTTAACAATGATGGTTATCGACAGAATGTCACTAAAACAACAGGTGTGGATTTTTTCGGGAAGCAAGGTGAAACCCGAAACACTCAAGATGTTTTCTTAGACCTTAAAAAGAAGTACGGCGCTCTCAAAACGGATCGTGATCGTGCGAAGTTCATGGGTGTTGTTTTTGGAAAGATGGACCAGGACACCCAAAAAGGTGTGAACGCTTTCATGACTGGCAATCGTTTGGAGCAATTCGCTGCCAGTACGGGCGACATCAACAACGCAAAGGGCGTTATTGAAAAAGACTTGGCTGACAACCTCAACAGCTCAACTGCTGTGGGCTCCCGCATGAAAGCGACTCTAGGCCAAGCTATTGATCGTATGGCGCGACCTCTCAACAAAGGGTTTGCCGATATGGGCACGTATCTGCTCGATGACTTGAACCTGTCCGGCGAGCAAATGCTTGCCGGTGGTGCTGCACTGGGTGTTGGAGGCTACTACGCCGGGCGCAGCGCCAAAGCGGGTGCAGGTGCGTTGCTCAACAAGTTCATGGGTGGCCCCGAAACCTTAAAAGGTATTGCCCTGGGTAAGGTGCTGGAAGAGGCCACGGGCGTTACATCCGTGTTTGTTACCAACTGGCCTGCTGCTTCTCTGGGTGGCATTGGTGGGCCAGATCTGCCGAATGGTTCCAACTCCAGCAAGACTAAAGGCAAACCAGGTGGATTTTTCACCCCATGGGCTGCCCCCTTGGCGTTGGGCGCGACTGCCACCCAGATCGGTGGCGCAAGTGCGACAGCAACAGATGAGGGCCGACTGGATGCAGCCCAGCGCAGTAAGCTCTTGAACGATGACCAGCGCACCTACCAAACGTCCTTCTATCGTAACCGTATGGCCCTGGCCGATCAGAACCCCGACCAATCATCTGACTGGCTGTCCACGGAAGCCCAGCGCTTGGCACACCACGAAACTGGCCTGACTGCATCGGGCCTGCCCGTTAGCGGCGCCAACACCTGGGCGCAAGGTATCGCCAATCGTGCCTTAGCTGCGGGCGCCGAAACCTTCACTGCGCAACAGCAACTGCGGGACATGATGTCGCAATCTGCCAGCCAGCCGTCCACCTGGTTGGCTGCCCAGGCCCAGCGCCTGGCTACCCCACTGTCAGGCGGTGTTGCTCCTGGTATGCCGGGCTTTGGCACCAATGGCGCTGCACCTGGTGCAGCCGGTGCCAATCCCGCCGCACAAGCCGCCGAGGAGCGGTTGCGGGCCTTGCTCGCACAGCCGTTGGTCATTGAAGTTCGTACTGACTCGCACATGTTCCAGGCCGAGGTCGAGCGCCGAACCAATGTTCAGATGAGGCGCGGCGGATGAGCTGGGCAGAGAACCTGCTGGACGCCTCGTTTCGCGGCGTCCCGCTCCAGATCGAAAGCGAAAGCATGCAATGGCAGCGCGCTTTGTCAGAGCATGGGACGCCGTTCAAGGATGGCGACCGGGTCAAAGACTTGGGCCGTGGCGCTCGACGCTTTCCCATGCAAGTTGTGGTGTTCGGCGTCAATTACGAGATCGAACTCCAGAACATCCTCCGCACCCTAAACACTCCAGGTACGGGCGAACTGATACACCCGATCTATGGCAGCCTGAATGTCGTCAGCAACACCGGCGAAGTTAAGCACCACGCCGAGCGTCCCGACTATGCCGAGATCAGCATCTTGTTTGTCGAGGACACGCCCGATGCACCGTTTTTCGAGCGGCAATTTGAGTTCGTCGATATTGGCGTATTGGGGCTTGAAGACGAATACACCTGGCAGGATGGCATCTTTGATCTGTTCGGGCGCATTGACTCCCTGGTCGGCGAGATTCAATCGTGGATCGGGGGCGGCTGGGTTGGGCTGATTGAAAAGGCCCTGGGCCTGCCGGGCATCGGTCTGCGTTTGCAACAACTGCGCTCGCAGATCCTCGGTGTGGTGTCTGGCATTGGGTCGATGGCTAAACGGCCGTCGGGGGCCTTTGATCCGCTGGTGGACCTGATGCGCACGCCCTCCGAGATCCGGGCAGCGATCCAGGGCAGTACCCCCAGTTCGTCGACGGCGCTGCTTGCCAGATCTGGCGTGCCCGCCGCATTACCTGGCAGTGCTAGCCTGACGGCCGACGCCGCCCGTGCAGGCAGCGGCTTTTTGATCGGTGCCCGCCAAGGCGTAGCGCCGACAGTTGAGCTGCTGGTCGAAGGCCTGCCAGGTAACACCGGCCCCGGCCTGGTACTACTGCCCAACGGCATGCCGGATGATCCAGTGACCGCCAGCGGTTTCGCTCTGGTAGTCCTGGTCATCACCGAATTGGCATTGACCCATGCGCAGGCAGTGGCCTCCGTCATCGAGGACGAAGCCGACACACCAACCTTGAGCCCACTGGAACTGGAGGGACTGGTTAACCTGGTGCGTTCCCTGGTGCAGTCATCCATCCTGTTGCAACGTCACCTGTACGACGTGGAGACCGCTCGGCCGATCATTGAGGCGTTACGCAACGTCGCCGCATTGATACAGGCCCGTGCCCGCCAGGTCATCCTGCAAAGCCCGCCCATGATCGAGCGTGTGGTCGAAACCCCAGCGAGCCTGCGCCTGTTGGCCCACCGCTGGTACGGCGACCATACCCGTGCCGCCGAGTTGATCCGCCTCAATCCCGGCCTGAAAACGCCCCATAACATCGAAGCCGGGGAGGTGCTGCGTGCCTACGCCAAATAAAGCCCTGGAAGAATCCATACGCTTATCAATTGGTGGCCTGGCCCATGAAGAATGGGACGGCTGGTCGATTGAATCTGACCTGTTGATCGCGTCTGATGGTTTCGAGCTGGAGCTGTACACCAAGGATGCCACCCGTTTGCCCAGCGTGTTGGCCGAGGGGGCGCCATGCTCGCTGACCTTGGGCAAAGATCGCGTGCTGACGGGACAAATAGACGAGTTTGAACACGACATCTCCCGTCAGGGTATCTCGATGCGTATCACCGGCCGGGACCGTGCGGCGCCCCTGGTCGATTGTTCGGCGCCGTTCGTCTCAATGCGCGAAGCCACACTCGCACAGATCTTGGACCAGGTCGTCAAACCGCTGGGCATTACCCAGTTCGAGATCCGCGCCGCTCAGGCTAAGACCCGACGGCGCGTGCAGATTGAGCCGGGCCAGAGTGCGTGGGAGGCGTTGCTCCAGGTTGCCGAGGCCAATGGTCTGTGGCCGTGGGTCGAGCCTGATGGGCGCTTGATCATTGGTGGGCCGGACTACAACGCGGCGCCAGTGGGAACATTGATCATGCGCGAAGACGGTGTCGGCAATAACGTGCAGCGCCTCAGTGTGCGGCGTTCTATCGCCAATCGGTACAGCCAGATTACCGTCCTGGGCCAGCATGGGCAGTACGACAATGACGGGCTGGACAGCAAACGCGCCCACCTACGTTCGGTCATCCAGGACGAAACCTTGGCCCGCCGTGGGATCTTCCGGCCGAAGGTGGTCATTGATAGCTCCAGCGAGAACCAGAACATGGCGACCACTCGCGGCCGTAAGTTGCTGGCCGACAGTCGTCTGGAAGGTTTCGAGATCCGCGCAGTGGTGATGGGCCACCGTGCCGATAACGGCCAGGTCTGGAGTCCCGGCCAGCGCGTCATCGTCCGTAGCGAGCCCCATGGATTGGACGCGACCTACTTTTTGATGTCGCGCACATTGCGCCTGACCCGCAGTGAAGGGCGCATCACCGAGTTGCGGTTGCGCGAGGATAAATTGTGGGTGCTGGATGGCAATCCAACCAAGAAACGCAAGGGCAAAGGTAAGAAGGCTGACCCGGACGCGGCATTTATCGAAATGATTAAGGGGCTCTAATGAGCAATATGGCGCGCCTGGTGCGTGATCAGGTCAGTAGGGTGATGAGCAACGTGCGCCAGGCTTTTCGAGGTACGGCGGCGCGTAACACCCATGGCACGTTAATTGGCATCGAAATGGAAGGCTTGGCGGGCGAGTCGGTTTCCGGCGCACTGATGCAGCACTACGGGTTCAGCTCGGCGCCGTTACCTGGTGCGGAATTTCTTGCCATCCCCGTGGGGGGTAACAGCAAACACACGGTCGTTGTCGCCAGTGAGGACGGGCGTTATCGAATCACCCTCATAGACGGCGAAGTATCGCTGTACACCGATGAGGGTGATTACATCCACATGAAGCGCGGCCGGTTGATCGAAGTGGAAACAGACACCCTGGTAGTCAAAGCCAAGACCAAGGTGCGCTTTGAAACGCCCCTGGTCGAAATGAGCGAGGACGTTAAGGCTGCGGGAGATATCGCTGACCATAAGCGGACCATGCAGGCAGATCGGCTGATCTACAACGGCCACAACCACGGCGGTGGGCCAGCACCAGGTCAGCAGCAATAACCTTAAACGCCCCTGAAATATCCTTACCCGCCTGCGCGCAAGCACTATGCCAACCTATGGACGCAGGCATAAACCCAACCACTGGCGACTTGACGGGCCAGCGTATCAATACGCTGGGCAACGCCGTTTACATCCGCCTCATGACACCCCTCGGCACCTGGTGGAAAGACACCAGCGTAGGCTCCCGCCTGCATGAGCTGAAACGCTCCAAAGACCTGCCACGGGTCGGCAAGCTCGCCAAACAATACGCCGAGCAGGCGCTCCAGCCGCTGCTCGATGACGGCCGCGCCCAAGACATCACCATCACCGTCGAGCAGCCCCACAACGGCTGGCTTCACTTGCAAATCGACATCACCGACGCCACCGGCAATCCGCAGGTGTTTCGCCAACCTGTAAAGGTGAATTGACATGGCTTATACCGCCCCCGGCTTGGACGAGATTCTGCGCGGCATCCTGCGCGACATTCGCAACCTTCAAGCCGAAGCCGACATCGGCCCCGACAGCGACAACTATGTACGCTCGGCCGCTGTGGCCTCGGCTATTGAGGGGCTGTATCAGAAGCTGGCCTGGGTGTACCGCCAGATTTTCCCGGATACCGCCGACGAAGAAGAACTGGTCCACGCGGCCGCGCTCCGGGGCGTTTTTCTCAAAGACCCAGTAGCGGCCACCGGTACTGCTGCCCTCAAAGGCACGTCAGGCGTGACGTTGCTACTTGGCGCCACCTTAAAGCACGTTGTCACGGGCGAACTGTTCACCGCCAAAGCTAGCGCGAAGATTGGCACCGATGGCACCGACTCGGTCCTGGTCGAAGCCCAAACCGTCGGCGTTGCACTCAACGATCTGACGGGCGCCCTGGTACTTACCAGTCCACCGTTGGGCATGGACGCGGCCGCAACCTTTGTTGGCAAGACGACGGGCGGCGAAGATCAGGAGACTATCGAATCCCTGCTAGCACGTTACCTGGACATCATCCAATCGCCCCCGGCCGGTGGTGCAACCTACGACTATCGTCGCTGGGCATTGGAGGTCAATGGGGTAGCCGACGCACTGGTTATCCCCCTGCGCAGAGGGGGCGGGACCGTTGATGTCGTCATCACTGCCAGTGGTGGCATACCTTCGGCCCAAGTCATTGCAGCTTGCTTGGCTCACATAGAGGGCCAATGTTCTGTCATCGCCGACATATGGGTCTATGCCCCGACGATCCGCATCATCAATGTCGTTGCCAAAATCGAACTGGCTCCAGACTTCACCATGGCTGACGTGCAGGCAGCGGCGCAAAAAGCCTACGACACGCTTGTGGGGGCATTGAAACCGGGTGACACGCTCAAACGCTCGCAGATCGAGGCAATGATAAACAACCTGGCTGGCGTCTTGGATCGTTCGGTTACAGCACCGGCAGGTAACGTCAAAGCGTCTGATGATCCGGCAATTATCGGTTGGATTCGCCCTGGAACCGTCACCTTAGGGCTGATGACGTGACTACCCTCGCCGATCAACTCCGCTTGCTGCTACCGCCCGTTTCCTACGACGGGACCGCACCCTACCTGTCGGCCACCATTGAAGCCGAAGCCAACGCCATGGACCTGGCCGACGCCCAGGCGAGCATCGTTTACAACACCATTTTTCCTGACTCTGGCGAGGGGTTGGCCGATTGGGAACGGGTATTGGCCTTGCCAGATCCCTGCCTGGTCGGCCAAGCACAGACTGTCGGGCAGCGTGTGCAGGCGGTTGTAAGCAAGCTCCCAGGGCGTGCAGGCCAAAGCAAACCGTTCTTTATCGCCCTCGCTAAAGCCATGGGCTACGACATCACTATCACCACTTTTCGACCAGCGCGAGCGGGAATCGCTCGGGCTGGCGATTCCATCAATGGCGGCGACTGGGACTTCACCTGGCGTGTCAATGCCCCAACCTTGACCGTTAGCTACGCCAGAGCCGGCGCTACGGGTGCTGGCGATCCTTTATCCGCCTGGGGCAACAGAGCCCTGGAGTGTCGGTTGGGCCAAATGAAGCCTGCCGAGTCCATTTTGCTGTTCGGTTACGGAGACATTTAATGAAGAAGATTGGAGACAGCACCAGTACAGCCAACGCAAGTGGCGAATGGACAGAGGGCAATCCAGGTGCAGGATTGCCCGCCACTCTTCTGAAGGCGGATTGGCTGACTACCATCCAGCGAGAGCTGGTCAATGTGGTTCTGGGAGGGGGGCTTACTCTCAATCCTAATGATGACAGCCAGCTCTTTAAGGCTATCCAAGCGCTCCAGGCAGCTGCAAGTACTTGGGCAAACCTTGCCGGTAAGCCCACTACCGTCGCAGGTTTTGGAATTTCCGACGCATTTACCAAGACTGAGACTGGCGCCGCGATTCAAACAGCCATTTCGGCTTTAGTCGCGTCCTCCCCGGCAGCGCTCGATACGCTCAAAGAGCTGGCGACAGCACTGGGCAACGATCCAAACTTTGCTACGACCATGACAAATGCCCTCGCGGGTAAGGCAAACAAGGCAACCACCCTGATCGGGTACGGAATTACTGATACTTTTACCAAGACTGAGACTGGCGCCGCAATCCAAGCAGCCATTTCCGCTTTGGTGGCGTCTTCACCTGCGGCGCTCGACACGCTCAAGGAGCTGGCGGCAGCTCTGGGAAACGATCCTAACTTTGCGACCACCGTAACCAACGCATTAGCCAACAAGGCTAACAAAGGAAATTCGTTGGATTCCTACGGCATTTTAGATGGCTGTACCAAAGCCCAGTATGAGGCGTTGTTGGCTTTGGTAAATGATCCATGGAATTTCCATGGCGTCGGTACGCTTGTAGCCCATTTGGATAACAACTCAGTTCCAGCACCTCGCCGGGATAGCCCAAATTATCGGTATATCAGGCTTACTGCTGGCGAGGGCTACAACATCGGAGCGCTCATTTCAGAATCTGTTTCAGGGACTGCGCCGCAGATCCTGGCCACCGGGGTTGTAAATGTGGCCGGAAGTGTGTTCGACGGTTTGACGATCCGTTTGATAAATACGGAGCGTCGAGTCCTACGTGCTGGGCTCCCTGGTTATGTTGAGCAAGACGCGTTTCAGGGCTTCGCATTTGGCGATCCACGGCTGGGTGCTGAGTATGTCCTGACGACGCCAACAGCTACTACCGCGACATGGGGGAACGGTGCAGATACTGGTACCGTGCTGTCTCGCGTCACGGGGAACGGTACTACGCCGTTAGTAATCAAAAGCGACGGAACCAATGGCGCGCCTCGAATCGGTGTTGAGACGCGAGTTAAGTCAATGGGCGCAACTATGTATCTGAGGGTTAAGTAATGCCATACGCTGCGAATGGGAGAATTACGACTGACAACTTTGAGGGCGCCATCGAGATAACTGAAGATCAATATCAGGAGGCGCTTTTGGGGATGATGCTCGGATTGATTGTGACCATTGATGATGGGTTCAAGGTCGAAGTGCCAGTGCCTCCTGAGCCCAGCCCTATGCCGGAGCCTACTCCCGAGGAGCTAAGGGTGCAGGCAATCGCTCAACGCGATCAGCACCTAGCACTGGCAGCAATCCGTATCGCACCGGTGCAAGATGCGATAGACATAGGGGAGGCTACCGATGATGAACTGACAGCCCTTGGGGCATGGAAACAGTATCGGATAGCTCTTAACCGCATTGAACAGCAAGCAGGCTTTCCCCATACGATCAGTTGGCCCTCATCTCCAGAGCAAGTGACAGTCCTTTAACGGTTGTTCGGCGGTGCCAAGTCGAGCGCAAAATAGTGCGTGTATTCGAAGCATCGGTGGTGCCAATCATCATGCTAGGCGGTGCCAAATCCGGCGCGCGCTTACATGATCAACCTCAGCGACACCCTCGACGCCACCCCCGGCATTATCGTGCTGCGTGATGGCAAGGGCTCGGAAAGCGATGGCTATTTCTCCCGTGGTTTCCAGATCCAGAACTTCGAGATCGACGGCGTGCCCACCGCCACGCGCATGGACAACTACACCCAAAGCATGGCCATGTACGACCGCGTCGAGATTGTGCGCGGCGCCACCGGCCTGATCAGCGGCATGGGCAACCCGGCGGCCACCATCAACCTGATCCGCAAGCGCCCGACCGCCGAGGCCCGTGCCAGCGTGACCGCCGAGGCGGGCAACTGGGACCGTTACGGTACCGGCCTTGACGTGTCCGGGCCACTGACCGAAAGCGGCAACGTGCGCGGGCGCCTGGTGGCGGACTACAAGACCGAACGTTCCTGGATCGACCGCTACAAGCAGGAAAGCCAACTGCTCTACGGCATCACCGAGTTCGACCTGACCGAAGACACCCTGCTGACGATGGGCTTCAGCTACCTGCGCACCGACGTCGACGCACCGGCCCGTTCCGGGCTGCCCACGCGCTTTACCGACGGCGCGCGCAGCAACCTCAGCCGCTCGCTGAACACCGCGCCGTCGTGGTCCTACAACGACCATGAGCAGACCAGTTTCTTCACCGCCATCGAACAGAAGTTCGACAGCGGCTGGAGCGCCAAGGCCGAATTCACCCACACCGAAAACCAGTTCGACGAAATCTTCAACTACGTC